CCTACTTTAGCTACAACAATATGAGATTTAGTAGAGTGGCTAGGAGTTCTCTTAGGCTTGTTATACCCAGAAACACCTGCCCTTTTTAGTCTAGGGTCTGTAGGCATTTTTAATTCCTTGTAAGTTAAAAGGAGTACCCAGAATTAACTAGGTACCCCGAAAGAGGAACGGTCAGCTTGTAGGGATATCATAAGCTGTTCCTCGGTAAACCTATATCATAAGCGATCACTATTTTTGGAAATATTCTTTTTATAAGTTTTGAAGGAAACTTGCAAAGAAAATAAGACTTATTATACCGCCTAACACGGTTAAGACAATTAAACCAATTCCTACTCTAAACATAATAGTAGAAATTAGCTTTTGTCGTCTAGCTTCTTCTGCTGCGCGTTTCTTTCTAGCTGTTGCCTGAAACTTAACCCAGTCATTCCAAAGGTTTGCTCTACCTGACCAAATCATAAATTCTTTTAATTCTTCTTCATTTTTTCGGATAGCTTCTAGGGCAAGAAATTCTTCCATGTCGTTAACCGCTGCAGGATCACCGAAGAGGCTACTTTTCTTTTTCTTTACTTTTTGTTCTAGTTCGGTCTTAGCACCGACAAACTGTGACATTTGATTTGCCACCCTTGCTAAGTCGCCTGTATTTTGTACAGTCTTTTTAATAATAGCAAAGGCAGCGTTAGCAGCGGCAAGTTCTGCCAGCATAGTGACCTCTTTTACTTTCTACTCTAACATTTTGAGTGCTTGCTCAAGGGTCTCCTTATTACGGCGTGTCCAACCTTTTCCAAAAGTTTCAAAAGTTTTTAAGCTTTCATAAAACTTTTGTCTTTGAGTGTTAATGCTTTTTATTGTCTTTTTAGTATCGGCTGCATTAACTGCTGCAAGTGTCATCGGGCCAACACCACCGTCAACGGTAGTCTTGATGCTTTTTTTGCATTGCTTTTACTGGCCTAGACATTCCAGAGTTTACGCCCCAGTCAAAGACAGCCCAGTCAAGGCCGCTTGGTAGTTCGTCACACTTGGCTTTGTCCCAGTAATTCTTTTTATAAATTGGCGCAACGTCTTCATAAGTTAGCGCCATCATTTCGGCTTTTGAGCTACTACGACCAATATGCTTATCATACACAGCTTTAGTAACCCCTAAGTTTGTCATACCACCAGGATCTTTAGGGTGATTTACAAACCCTCCTTCGTGTGACAACAACATGTCTAAACAAATTTTAAAATTATCTTTCATCAGTTATCCTACTTTTTTCCAAAAAACTTACTTACTGAGCGCATACCAATCGATGCACTTACTATACCGCCTAAGGCAATTTGATACCACTGAGGCATTATTTCCAGTGAAGCAAACCCTGCTGCTACAATATCATTTCCCCACTGACCACAAAAAGCCAATATAAGGGGTATACTAAACAGTAGTGTAATCCACTCATCCTTCCAGCTATTCTCTGTGGCTCTCATGGCTTCAAGATCCCAGTCAATCTCTCCAGTAAGCTGTTTCTTTTTTATTTCAGCTTCAGTAAGTTTAATCTGAGTCTTGCCATCAATAATACTTGTAGCTAGCCCTGTAAGGCTACCTATTAACGCTCCTATCATGTTTCATGTCCTAACCATACAGCAAAGGCACCTGTCATAGCACCTGTAACGGTTGCAGTTAAAGCTGTTGCTTGTGAAGTCATAGCTTCAGGGGGAAGATCCATAAACCAGTAGAGCACTGTTACATACATAAAAGTCATAGCTAACATCATTAGCCTTGGTAAAATCTTCCAATGAAGAATTCTTTCCATAGTTACTGTCATAAAGTTTCCTTTTTATGAAGGTGGGGTGGGCCATACAGGATTTTCAAGATCATATTCTGTTGAAGGAAAGTCTCTTAGTAACTGTCTATAGGTTGCCCACTTTTGTTTATTTTCGTCAGAAACATCAGGTAGTTGAGTCCAATCAGAATTAGCAAGTAAAAAATCTCTTTGAGATCTTATTTTTATTATCTTTATTTCTTCTGGCTCAACTTCTTCTTCTATAGGTGTAACTACAACTTCATTGTTTATAAGATTATAATTTTTATCGCTT